GCTTAATTGGCAATGGTTTCGAGACGCTCACACTTTACAGGTGTTTTTGTATTTGCTTTTAACGGCGGATTATAAGGATGAAAAGAAGGATGGTATTGAGTTACAATCGGGGCAGGTTTTAATTACTGAACGCAAGATGATGAAGGAGTTAAACCTTTCAAGGCGTATTATCAGAACCTGTCTTCAAAAACTAAACAACGGCGGAGAGATTAAAATTAAAGCGAACCACCGATTTTCGCTCATAACTATTTTAAAATTTGATAGTTACCAACAGCCGAGCAAAAAAAACGAACCAGTAGCGAACCACAAAACGACCCAGTCAAAACAGCCCGCAAACCAAGAACTGATGAGCGTGTCAAGAAGTTTAGAAAATCAAAACGAACCACAAAACGATCCACTGAGCAAAGAAAGAAAAATAGAAAAAGAAAAAGAAAAAGAAAGTAACAAAGAAAAAGATAAAGAAAAAGACAAAAAGAAAGAATTAACTACGCAAGAAAGAGAAGAAGAAAAAGAAAAACTAACTCTATCTTTAACACTTACGGAAGTTACTTATACAGACAACACAGGTTCGCCGCAAAAAACATATGTGTTTGATAAAACAAAAAGATTGAAAGAACTGCAAACTTACAAACTGTCATCGCTGCGCAACGTCAGAGCAGTGCTTACTGACCTCGCAAAAGAGCATCCTGAAAGCGCAACCGAATATGACAAAGAGATAGACTTGATTGACGAACTTATTGCAAAAAAAATTTCGGAAGTCAAAAATGCGGGTTGACCTGAAAATTAAAAACCGCATTATTCGCACAGAAACCCGCCAAATTTCAAAGAAACAGAATAAGCCCTATAAAATATTCAGGCGGAGGAAAAAAGATGGTAAAAAAAACAGATGGCATCGCTTACTTGCCGCAAATTAAGGAACAAGAAAAATTAGTCTTAACTCAATTATATTTGAGTGAAGGCGAGTATTTCTCAATCATAGACCGCAAAGGTATAACTGGCGAGCACTTTCACTTAGTCGCTCACCGAGATTTGTTTACTGCTCTCAAAAAAGTCTATGACACTTATGATGTAATATCTATTGCAAGCATCAGAGATTTTTTCAGCAACGACGAGGCGAAGGCGGAAACAATCATCAATGACCTTCAAGACTTGCAACACAAAGTCACTAACAATCAAGTTAGCGAAGCGGTATTTGAAACTTATCTTGACAACTTAATCGCAAACCGTTTCCGCCAGCAACTTGTCGAATATGCCAACAAATACATCATTGACGAATTAGTTATAAAGCGCACAGACGCAAAGATTGACGAATTATTAGACAGCGCCTTAAGACATCTTGCAAAACTGGACTTAAACTTAACCACATCCGCACGCTCAACGCAAGATATTGTCATAGATTTAATCAATCACTTGCAAGATAGGTTCATTAGCAACAAACAATTTTTCTTCACAACAGGTATCACCTCGCTTGACGACTTGACACAAGGTTTCAACAATGCAGAACTCAACATCATCGCCGCAAGACCATCACAAGGCAAGACAGCATTAGCAGTCCAAATGACACATTATTTACAGACACACTTCAAAACTCCCATTGGCTTTATTTCTTACGAGCAGCCCGAAGCTGATATTATGATTAGATTTGCTTCACATTCAACGCTTAAAAGTTTTTACGAACTCACAAGAGACAAAAAAACCTGTTATGAAAATTTTATAACCGAAATGGATAAAATCTTTCCGCCTGATTTGCAACTCTACTTTGTCCCGCCCGCAGAGAGTTTAAAATTATTACTCCTCTCAATCCAACGAGCAATTGAACAGCACAACCTGAAGGTCATTATAATTGACTACTTACAACTAATGGCTTATGATAACAACCGACATATCACCGAGACCAGAAACGCTGAACTATCCAAGATTACCAGAGAGTTGAAACAGTTTGCCTTGAAATATAAAACCTGTATAATTTTATTATCCCAACTCAATCGTAATATAGACAATCGTGAAGGCGACAAGGCCAAACCACGACTGTCCGACCTGCGAGATAGCGGGGCGATTGAGCAAGACGCCGACAAGGTGTTATTCATTCACCGCCCTGACGCAACAAAACCAAAAGACTTGCCCTATGACGACGCCACTTTCATCCTTGCGAAAAACCGTAACGGCGCAGTCGGTGAAGTATCCTGTAGATTTAACCGACGACTTATGAGATTTGAAAATTAAACTTGACCTGTAGCATTTTACTTGACAGGTAAAAAAAAAGGTGCTATGGTATTAGCGGAGGTAGTATGTAATGTCGGATGATGAAAAGCTGACATCAGCGAAAGAACAGCAGCGCCAGAAACGCATTGAAATATTATCCAAATATAAATTTCAAAAAAATGACCCACGCATAAACCGCAACGGTGCAAAGAAAGAAGCGGCGTGGGAAATAATAAAATGCGCCCGCAAAGTGCTTGAAGAAGAGATTGACACCAAGCGTGGCAAGATGAAGCGCATTGAAAAACTATTTTTAGAACTCGTTGAAAGCAAAAAATATGAAAGCATATTAAAACTTATCAGTATGGTATACGGGCTTGACAAATTAGAATTGACGGGTGATGTCTTAATAAAGTGGGTTAAGATACAACAACCGCCCTCTGAAACGCTTGCTGGGCAAGGGGAAGAAAGGAGTGCAACATAATCAGGCAGAGATAATTTTAGCGACAAGTGAATTGCATCCTAAACAACAATGGATTATTAACAACGCTAAGCGCTTCAATGTTATTCGCTGCGGGCGCAGGTTTGGCAAGACCGAATTACTGATTGACAGAGCGATTGACGCAATAGCGCAAGGACAATCCTTCGGCTGGTTTGCTCCGACTTACAAAGTTTTAATTGAGCCATTCCGCAAGTTAAAAGACATTCTTAACCCTGTATTGGTGCGGGTTTCGGAGAGTGAAAAGAGGATTGAAACTATGGGCGGAGGCATAATTGAATTTTGGTCGCTTGAAGATGAGGATGCTGGAAAGTCTCGCAGATACGCAAGAGTGGGCATTGACGAAGCGGCAATGGTGAATGATTTGAAAACACGCTGGGAAAACTCAATCAGACCAACGCTTTCAGATTTAAGAGGCGATGCTTATTTTTGCTCAACTCCCAAAGGTTTGAATTATTTTTATGACTTACATCTTAAGGCGGAGCAGGGGAATGAAGGCTGGGCAACATTTCACGCAAGCACTTACGATAATCCTTACATTAGTAAAGAAGAAATTGACGAGGCAAAAAAAGATTTACCATCACTCGTTTTTGCGCAAGAATATCTTGCAGAATTTGTAAGCGGTGTTGGGTCTTTGGTTTCGCCTGATTGGTTGCGCCGTGCCACGCCTCCGCCTGACGGCTTGGAAATAGCGATGGGTGTTGATTTGGCGGTCTCGCAAAAAGAAAGCGCAGACTACACCGCCTGCGTCGTATTAGCAAGATGTAAAGTGGATGATGGTTTCCGCTATTATGTTTTAGATGCAGACAGAATACGAGGCACGCTTGAAACGATTGTGAATTGGATTGATAGCAAATATCAACGCTGGCGTCCCGCTCAAGTCGTGATTGAAAATGTGCAGGCGCAGACTTGGGCGTGCCAAGAATTAGCAAGAAAAAAATCAATACCAGTCTTACCTTTGAACCCACGAGATTATACAGCATTCGGAAACGCAAGCCACGACAAGGTTTCAAGGGCGCAAGCGATTATTGCAAAGTATGAGTATGGGCTATTGTATCATTCGCCAAGCATTACACGACTTCAAGAATTTGAAGATGAGATTGTTTCATTCCCTATTGGCTCACACGACGATATGATGGATGCTTTGGTGTATGCTTATTTCCCATTTTTAGAAATTAATGTTGGTGCGGGGTTGGTATGATATTAAAAAAAATTATTGATAAAATTTTAAAGAAAGATATGTTCGGCAATGTAGCAACGATGATTATTACGCCGGGAAAAGCGCAATGGCAAAGCGCTGATTATATCTCTTATGTTACGGACGGCTTACAGCGCAACCCATATTTGTATGCCGCAATTGATTTAATAGCGACGGAGATACAGCAACTTAACATATACCCGCAGATTATTGATAAGAGCGGCAATGTGCAAGAGCCGCCCACTACGCATCCGCTTATGTATTTACTCAACAACCCGCTTGCAGATTATTATACATCTTTGCAGATGTGGATGGCGGAGATGGCAATTAAGAGACTACTTGGCGGTGCTGCGTATGCGGTAGCATTATCACCGACGCCGTTCGGGACGCCCAACCCGAAACCTCCGTCAGCACTAATTCCTGTGGGCGTTGACAGGATGGCAGTTATACCCGGTGACACTTTAAGGACTATTCAAGGCTATGAATACAAAGTCAATAATAGCGAAAAGATTAAATATTTGCCGTTTGAGGTTTTTGCTTGGCGAAACATCCACCCAATCAACTGGTCGCAAAACCTCAGCCCGCTTGCGTCTTTAGAGCGAGCGATTGAACTTAACAACGACGGGCAAGATTTCAACAAAGCGGTCATTGACAACGGGGGTATGGTTGGGACTTGTTTTACAACGGACAGTCCTACATTTGGCAGAGAGCAGGCAATGCAAGCCAGACAGTCGTTTGACGATAAATATGCCGGCAAATGGAATGCGGGTAAAACATTCTTTGCGTGGGGCGGATTAAAGCCGATAAAATTTGGTCTGTCGCCAGCAGAGATGGCATACGACAAGATGATTACTCTCACTGCAAGGCAGATTGCATCAGCATTTCATATCCCGCCTGAAATGCTTGGCGACACGGAAACAAAAACTTTCGCAAACTTTGCGGAAGCAAGACAAACATTGTATTTGGAGGCGGTATTACCGCTTGCATATAGTCTGACAAATAGTCTGGCAAGGTTTTTGTCACAGCGCTTTCAGGAAAAAATTGTCTTAAACATAGATTTAGATAGTATTACAGCGATTGCTGAAATAAGAGAAAAACAAAAAGAAAGCATTAGAAAGGATTTTACGGCGCAGTTGATTACGAGGAGCGAAGCAAGACAGCAATTGGGCTGGGCGGCGGAAGATGACGGCGGTGAGTATTACAGAGGCAACGAAAAATTATTATTAGATGAAGCAAACGGAAAATCTTGGAAAGCAAATCTGGTGCATAGACAGGTGAAGTTATAATGGCAAAGCGAGTAATGATAATCAATCCGCCTTCGGCAGAACGCCCGCTACGCAAGCGTTTGGAGCGCTCATATACTGAAAGTCTTTATTCATTCTTGCTTACGAATAAACATAGAATGGTAAATAAGATTTTAGAGCGCTATGCCAAAGAAGTTAAATCTAATCTAAATTTGCTTGAAGAGTTGATACAATTGTTAGATGTTACGCCATTTCAAGATTTGCCTTACCGCTTGCAGAAACAATACGAAGAATTATCCAGAGATAGTATGCTATTATCTTTGCGAGCGATTAAAGAGCAAGTATCTCTAAATGAATATATTGATTTGCTCAATCTTGCAAATGATATGGCTGTTGAGTTTGCGAGAGAGAAATCAATGGAACTCGTTGGTAAAAAGATTTTAGAAGATGGAACGATTGTTGATAATCCTAACGCTGTCTGGCGCATCGACGAAGCAACGAGAGACTTGCTAAAAGGCGATTTGGCGAGGGCTTTGGAAGAGGGATGGTCAAGCCGACAATTAGCACAATATTGGCAAGGTAGTGACAGCGTTGCGTTTAGCAAAGTAAGGGCGGAGCGAATTGCGAGAACAGAAATCGCAAGAGCGGATATAGAAGCGCATAACGAAGCGTGGCGTAAATCTGGTGTTGTGCGGAGTAAGGTGTGGCTTATATCGGAAGACCCCTGCGAACTTTGCAGCGAAAATTATGCGCAGGGCGTAATAGATTTTAATGACGAGTTTGAAAATGGCGACCCGCCTGTCCATCCCAATTGCACTTGTGATGTTGCGGGTGTCACGGAGGTTGAATAAAATGTTATACAGAGATTTTAAAGTTAAGGCGTTGGAACAAAAGGAAGACGGAGTATTTACTGGCTATCTTGCAATATTCAACATTGCCGATAGTTACAACGACATAATCTTGCCCGGCGCATTTACAAAAACCTTGCAGGAAAAGAAAGGTAGAGTGCCACTCCTTGACGAGCATAGATACGGTGACCCTTCCGCACGGCTTGGATATTTACAATTAGAAGAAGATGCAAAAGGGTTGCGAGTAGTTGAAGGCAGAATAAATCTTGCAAAACCCGAAGGGCAAAGAGCTTGGCAGGATATTGTTTTTTATCAGCAAAACCAAATGCCGCTGGGTCTTTCAATCGGCTATGATGTAATAGCGGATAAAGTATCCACGACGACAGATGGGAATAATACGGTCAGATACTTGCAGGAAATTCAATTGTGGGAAGGTTCTTTGGTGATGTTTCCCGCAATGCCGCTTGCTCGTGTGGAAGCGGCGTCCTCAATTGCGCAGCAATTGTTGGGCGATAAAAAACTTCTACAAGAAGTTGTTGCAGAATTGCAAAAACATATGGCAAATTTGCAGGTTGATGCGAATGTCGCAGAGCCGCAATCGCACTCTGAAGACGCTAAAATCATTGACCTGTCGTGGTTTGATAAATTAAGAAACGAACTTAAATATTGACTTATGGAGGCAAAAATGGAAATTAAAAATTTTGATGAGTATGCAAATGAGACAAAAAAAATGTTTGAAAGTCTAACAAACGAAGTAAAAACTTTCGCTAATGACAGAGACAAAATCCTCGACAAGCTAAACAAGTTTGAAAAAGATGTCGCTGATGTTAGGAACGCAGTAACAACGCTTGAAAGCAAGGCAAATACTCCGCCACACACGCCTGAAGAAGATGAAAAAATTGAAATGGCAAAAGCCAAAAAAGCAATCAATGACTACATCAGGAAAGGTATTCCAATGCCTTCCGAAATTAAAGGTTTGTATGGCGATAGCGGGTCAACAGGCGGTTACACGATACCAGAAAATCTTTACCCCGGTGTTGTCGAAAAAGCCGTTCAATATTGCCCGATGTTGAGTTTGGCGACTGTTATCACAATCACTAAAGGTAACAGTCTAAAAGTGCCAATCGAGAGCACAGTTCTTGCCGTTGATACAAGGACGGAAAGAACATCAGCGGCAGAAACTGATGCACCTACTTTTAATAGACCTACAATTGACATATACGATTATGTTGCGGAACCACGAGCCAGTCGTGATTTTCTTGACGACAGCGGCATTGATGTTGAAGGTTATCTTAACAGAGCCGCTGCAAAATATCTTGCCGCAACATTTGGCGCACAATGCGCAATAGGGACTGGAACAAATCAGCCGACAGGTTTTACTGCCGAGACTGTGCAGTCGGTATTAAGCGGAGCGGCTGGCGCATTGCAAATCAACACTCTTGCGAACCTGATGATGAAAGTTAAAGCGCCTTATCGTGTGAACGGCAAATGGGCTTGCAACGGAAACACACTTGCTACAATTATTGGGCTTGCAAGTGGCGTATATCAAAAAGTTGTTGATTTCAATCCTGCAACGGGCAACTTTACAATATACAACAAAGATGTGATTGAGATGCCCGAACTGCCTGATATTGGCGCAAGTGCTTATCCGCTCTATTTCGGCGACTGGACTGAAGCGTGTTGGGTGGTTAGGAAGTCTGACATAAACTTACTGCAAGACCCTTACACAGCAAGACCAGATGTCAAATTTGTTTTCACGATGCGTTATGGCTTCAAACTTGTGTTGCCAGAAGCGATTGCAAAAATGAAGTCTAATAACTCCTGACAAAGGGGCATAAAATGAAAGTGAAAATGCTACAAACCGTGAAAGGCACACTGAATAATGGTTTGGGGAATATAACGATTGATTACATTGCAGGCAATATTTATGATGCTTGTATGGAGGAGGCGATGCTCTGGATAGAACAGGGCATCGCCATTCCCGCAGAACAACCTGTTGCTAAAGATGTAACAGCCCCAAAAGATAATGACAGTCTGCGTTTCACGGACATAAAAAAAATTGTTGCTAAACCAAAGAGGCGGAAATGAGCGATATTGCTGACCTTGAGTTACTAAAAAAACTTGCTGGTATTGAAGACACAACGAGAGATGATGTGTTGCAGTTTTTGATTGATGGCGCTTGGGATACCGCTTGCAAATATACAGGTTTGCTGCTTAACGACGAGCAAACTCAGTCGGGATACATAATAGATTACTCTAAAGATTATCATAGACCCTCGTTCAGCCCTGCATATTTATCCTTTGATAATCGTTCGTTTTACTACTATACGAACATCTGGCGACCCCCGCAAGGAATTTATCCGCTTGTAAATTGCACATCGCTGACGATTGATGGCTCGTTGATTAACGCTGACGATTATTATGTTTCAGACGGATGCCTATATTTGCGAGAAGGAAGTTTTTCTTATGTCTATGGCAAAAACATTGCCGATATTACATTTGGCTTAAGTGCTGACAAAGTGCCTGACGATTTGCGAAATGCAGTGATACAGTTAGCACTGATACGCAATGCACGGCTCGGACATCTTGATTTGAAAAGCAAGACTGGCATTAGCAAAGAGACTGACGCATATTGGGACACTGAGATAACGCCTGCAATAAAAGAAGTGTTTGAATTATACCGAGTGAGGTTCTATGATTAAATTCTTGGTGTCCAGCAATATTGAAAAGGTGTCGCAAAATATGCTACAGCATATTACAAGGCGGAAGCGTTTATTTGCCGATGCTGTGGAAGCAACTGCGCAAGATATTGAGACAACATCAAAGCAAAAATATTTTCTTCAGGGCGTTGGGAAAAATGCTCCGCCTGTGCCGGGAATTTTAACATCACGCACGGGGCAATTAAGAAGGAGCATACATCACACTCAAGCGAGGTGGCAAGTTATCAATGGCGAAACTCAAGTTACATCGGCGATTGGAACAAACGTTGTATATGCTGCGACACACGAGTTTGGCGACAAGAGCAGAAATATAACAGCAAGACCTTTTCTTGCGCCAGCATATAAAGACAATTACGAAAAGTTTAAACGGCGTATTGAGCAAATTGTGAAGGATAACTTATGAACGCAAAAGAGACAATTATCACTCACATAAAATCGTTGATAGATGCGGCTTTGGCGGGCGTTGATTATAAGTTGACCAGAAATTTAACATATAACTATAAGACAATGCCCGCCTCTAAACCTTTAATTCTCTTGTTTGACAACGGTTTGGAAGTGGCACAGCGAGACGGCAATTACAAAGTTTATTCCTTTAATCTGGAATTGATTTTAAGAATTGCTTATCCTGAAGCCGCAAATCCTTTGTCAGAGAACATTTCAACGATTACAAATAAAATTGAAGATTTGCTCATCACTGCGTTTGATAACACTCAAGGCGTTGTTGATAACATCCGTTTCGCAACCGAAATAACCGACTGCATTAGGGATGTGTATGACAATGCAGTCTTTGAAACGATAACAATTAAAGTGACTTTTTTAATAGGAGGTTAAAATGACTTTTCCAAGTGCAACTCCACAAATAAATGTAACGGGGCTTTTATCAAGTCCTGTGACATCGGTCGGTATTGCGCCGTGGGCATCAAACTACACAGCGTCAGGTTTTATAGATTTAGGCGCTCTGGATGATATACAACTTGCTCACGAGATTAAGACTGCACCAATTACTGCGGACAATGTGAGAGCAGTCATCGGCGTAATGAAGACAGACGAGAGTTTCAAAATATCTGGCAAACTAAAACAGTTTGACTTAAAAATGCTTTCAATGCTTACTGGCTCAAGCGCAAGCGGTGGCGATGTTGCTATTGTTGATTGGGTAACAGGCGCAACTGATGGCACGGTCACATGGGGCAGGGGTTCAGTTGATGTTGACCAGTATTATACCGTGCAACTTCATATTGAAGGCTTGTCTCTGAAATACTCGTGGGGTGGTAATGCTGGGGCGGATGTCTACACAAAAGCGGATATTATTATTCCACGAGCGAGACCGAATGTAAAGACCCAAGAAGCGTTTAAAATTGGCAGCGTTGTCGTTACTCCGTTTGAATTAGAGGCGGTCTTTGATAGCAGTGTCACTACAGCGGGGACAGAACTCTTTAAGATTGTGTTAACCAAGCCGAAGTGATAGGTGTTGCAAATGTTGCGACACTTCTTGAAATTAGAAAGACAGGTGCGGTTTAAAATCCGTAATAAATACGGAATAAGCCGCACCTATATCGTAACAGTGCGGGCGTTGTCATTGTTAAATTGGTTAGCATTGAGACCGTTTTTTGTTATTGATTGCGAGAAACTCAATGCTGACGAGCGTTTAGAACGCTTTGAAAAAGAGATATTGCCTTCATTGTCTTACGCCCTCGTTCCGTTGTTAATTGTGGAACGCTTACCAGATAAGGTTTTAGAACGCATCAAACCTAAAGATATTAAACTAATCTGGCAAGCGAGCAAAGAAGTCAACGACTATATTTTTTTGATTGAGCATTACATTAAATTAAGCGAGACTAACAAATCGGAAAAATTAGAAGTTACGATTGAAGATGTTGCGTTTCAACTTGCGCAATATATGCAAGGACAATATAGGACAGATGAGGTTTTGCGCTTACCCGCTCAAACTTTTTTAGCGCTGATTGATTTGGTTAAGCGACACGAAAATATCATACACGGCAGACCAGCAGAAG